AAGATCATGTAAAATTATCTTTGATTTTTAAGGCATTTTTGGCCATATTCTGCCCACATTATTGCCTTTTTTTAAGATCATTTACCGATAATCAAGATCATCTTGAATCATCCAGATTATTTTTAGAAATAATATGATCACGTTTGATCATGATGCATCATCTCGGATCATTTGGCCAAATTTAGCGAAAAACCAGATCATGATGGATCATTTGCATCATTTTTGATCATGATCTCTAAAAATCGCCAAAAGTTGTTATTTTTTAAAAAATTGTATAATAAAGTAAATCGGGAAGCCTGATGACTTCAAAAGCAGTGGTCTGAAAGCTATAAACACCCATTGATACCGTGGGCAAGGCAGGGCAGTCAAGGCAAGGGGCTGATCGATCTCCCGATTACTTTTTACAACTGGTTTATTAATATATCCGCACCAACTACCTCATCTTCATTGCAGTATCTTTTGGTTGCTGATAAATTTGTTACTTGACAGTCATCTATAAAGGCAATCCCTGAAAGTGCGTCTAAAGTTGACCTAACAAGCTTATCTAGGTCATTTTTTTTAACAATTAAATAAGCTGGAGCCGATTGCTTCAGCAGTCCATTTGAGCGATAGTGACTTTTAGGTCGTTTAAACCTAAATATCAAACCAACGTGACAAGCACCCTCGATAGGTGTTTCTGTCTCTTTTTTGGCCACCTTGCTAACTTCCCTCCGCCATGTTTTCACCCTTTTGCAAACTTCGATCATTCTGCCACCACCAATATGTCGCTTACTGCCTTGTGGGGCTGGTTCAATATTCTCAACGGAAAAAATAAAAGATGTCATTTAATCCACAAGGTTATCCTTTCACTGCTTTACCTACAAATCTTAGAGGAAAAATACAACCAAATCAATTAGCTGTTTTATGGGTTATCCAAAGTTATGCAAACAAAGATGACCAGCAATGCTATCCATCTTTAAATACAATTGCCAAGTCCGCTTGCATTTCAAAACGGACCGCACAGAAGATTGTGAACCAACTTGTCTCTTTGGGTTGGTTAGAAAGAAAACACCAAAAAGGTAGAAACGGTGAGCAGGGCAGTAATTTATATAAAGTCACTATTTGGCATCTTGCCAATGTTCCAGAACCTAGTATTGATGGGCGTGGCAAATCCTGCACCCCTGCAAAATATGCCATACCCCCAG